TATATGGATGATAAGGGAAATACTATTAAACCAGTAAAAACAATTAAAGATTTATTTAAAAAACAAAAATAATGGGTATTGTAATTGGAATTGTGGGTAGTTTTTTATTAGTAGCTATGGTAGCTATATTTTGGGTACGTGGAATTGATTATATGAAAGAAAATCATCCTGACTATAAAGGTGAAGATTTCTTAGGTGATGACCTAGACTAATAGATTATATTTAATTTATGAATTCACAACCAGTATATCCTAAAGACAATCCTGAATACAGGAAAATGGTATTAGAAGCATTTTATAAGAAGGTTAGAGAAACTAATTGGGGTGCGACTGATGAAGATGAATATCAAGGCAAACCACGAGGTAGAAAGGCTAAAGTGAAGGAACGTATTGAATCAAAACCTAGAACTAAAAGTGAACAAGCAGTAGTGAGTAAATTTTTTAATTATAAATAAATAAACATGAAAAAGTTAGTTATAGCTTTAGTTATTGTTATTTTAGCTTTATCAGCTATGTTAACAATACAAACAAGAAGTATTACTCAGTTAAATAGAAAGGCAGTTGCTGATCAAAATATAATTGATAGTTTACAAGCTGAATTATTTATCAATCATGTGATGAATGATCGTTATGAATTAACTTTAGATCATTTAAATGAAGTAAATCCAAAAGCAGCTCTTGAGTTTGTAAACTATATGAACCACGAAACAGAGTAATTAAAATAAAAGGTTATGAATATAATATACAATATTGACTCTAACACAGGGTTGATGAGGTTACAATTTAAGAAAAATGTTCTAGATCCATTAGGTGATAATAAAGATATATTTGAAAAATATATTCTTCCAATGTTAGCTATGAATGAAAAATTTTGTCTAACAGGTAGCCTATCTCTTAAATTATTAGGATTTGAACCTATGGATAAAGTAGGTGATTTTGACTTTGGTCTATTAGATGCGTTTACTGAGGAAGATTATAATGCTATTAAAAATTTCTTTCAGCTATATAATACTAAAGAAGGGTATGATTTTAATAATGGTACTCCATTAACAAGTAAATTTGATCCTAAAGCTCATATGTGGCAGTTAGCAAAGTCATGGGAAGAAACAGTAAATGATGATTTAGCTAGATCTAGACATTTCAAAATGGATATTTTTAGTGATGAGATGATTCGATCAAAAGATACTATTGTTATTTATTATGATGACTTTCCAATTAAATTAATTCATCCAAGTATTACTTTAAGTTATAGAATGAGATATGCTTTAGATATTAGATCATCAACCACATTTAAGTATTGGGAGAAAATGAAAGCATTTATGGATAATGCTAAGTCATATTATAATCAAATTAGAGCAATATCTAAAATGTATGCTCGTGTTCATGAACATAACGCTAATGTTGAAGGTAATCAGAAAAAAATTGATTACATTAGAGGATTAATTGATAGAAGAAATCATAATATGGACGATTTCTTTTCTAAGGTGTTTGAAGAAACACTTGATCCATTTTCTCTAATATTAGAAAAAGAAAGAGAAAAATTTATTAAACAATAATTTATAATAAAATGAAAACAGTTGTAATCGGAGATGTTCATGGACGTTCATTATGGAAACTAATTGTTAATCAAGAACAAGATGCTGACAGAATTGTCTTCATTGGTGATTACTTTGATTCATTTGATATTAAAGGAGAAGAACAACTAAATAATTTTCTTGACATTATTGAATATAAAAAATCAAGTGGTAAGGAAGTTATTATGTTAATTGGTAATCATGACTTTCATTACTTTCCTGAAGTAGGAAATACAGGTACATCAGGTTATCAAGGTATATTTAAACATCAAATTGAACCTACTATTGATGCTAATAGAGAACATCTACAAATGGCTTATCAATTTGATGAGTATTTGTTTTCACATGCTGGTGTTAGTAGTAAATTTCTAGATAGTGTATTTGGTAATGGTGGATGGAAAGTAGAGACAATGGTAGAACAAATTAATGAGTTGTTTAAATATAAACCATTAACATTTAATTTTGGAGAGGCTGTTAGTATAAAGAAAATGAGTTACTTAGATCCGTATGGTGATAATGAAGAACAATCTCCAATCTGGATTAGACCTCATTCATTAATGGCTGCTAATAAAGAAACATTACGTAAACAAGTGATTCAAATAGTAGGACACACTCAAGTTAAAAAACTTGATATTGATGGCGCTATGAAATCAGCTGGTGGTAGATATTATCTTATTGATTGTCAAGATACAACAGGCGAATATTTGGTGATCCAGGATAAAGAACTTATTATTGGAACAACAAGATAAAATTTAATATATGAAAAAATTTAATTGGATGGAGTTTATAACATCCTTAGCTATCATAGCTTTTTTAGGTTATGTTTTATATTTTGGGTTTAGATTTTTATATTATGCTTGGTTTAATTAAATAAATTATGACAGGTAAAAAAGCACCAAAACGTAATTGGTTCATTGTGATGAACTCACAATTAGAATACTTTTGCGGTTTAATGTATGGTGGTCAGTTAGTATGGAGTAGTGACTATAATGAAGCCAAACCATTAGATGATGAAGCTAAATTTAAAACACTACAGTATATGTGCTATGGTGAAGAATTAATAATGGATTATATATGAGTAAACATACATTGTGGGTTGAGAAATATAGACCCGACACATTAGAAGGTTATTTAGGTAATGATGATTTTATATCTAGTCTAGAAGAATGGATTAGTAAAAATGATTTCCCTAACTTATTACTTTATGGTCCTCCAGGTACAGGTAAAACAACAGCTGCTAAGTTAATAGTAAAAAATATTAATTGTGATTTTATTTATCTAAACTGTTCTGATGAGAATGGTATTGATACAATTAGAGATAAAGTAAAACAATTTGCTTCAGGTGCTACATTTAAACCACTTAAAGTTGTTATATTAGATGAAGCTGATTTTTTAACTATAAATGCTCAAGCAGCACTTAGAAATGTTATTGAGTCATTTAGTTTAACTACTAGGTTTATATTCACTTGTAATTTTGTAGAACGTATTACTGATCCACTTAAATCAAGATTAAATACATTTGCGTTAAATTCTCCTGAACCTAAAACAATAGCTAAGCGTTTAAAGGAAGTACTTGAAACAGAACAAATAGAGTATGATATTAAGGATGTAGTTGAAATAGTTAAAAAAACATATCCTGATATTAGACGAGCGTTAAGTTTAACTCAGGGTTTATCTATTGGAGGTAAATTAACAGTTAAAAAAATCACTGATGGTAATTATATAGAACAAATAATCAGTGAGGCTAAATCTAAAAAGAAAACATCATTTAATACTATTAGACAAATTATAGCTGATAACGATGTGAATGATTTTACAGGGTTATATAAGTCATTACATGATCATTATTCGTCTCCTGAGGCGACTATAATTATAGAAGAATATTTATTTCATAATACAACCATAGCAGATAAAGAAATATGTTTTATGGGATGTATAGCTAAACTTTTAAATATATAATATGCAACAAGAACAGCCAAGGTTAAATATTGACCTTAACAAAACACAAGAAGTAGTTTGTGAAGTATGTGGTGGTAAAGTATTCCAAGAGGGATTAATGCTTAGAAAAGCATCTAAATTCTTAACTGGTACAACACAAGATGCTCTTATTCCACTACCAGTATTTAGCTGTTCATCATGTGGACATGTTAATGAGGAATTTTTACCTGAGCCATTAAAAAATAAAGATAGTGAATCTATTTAATTGGTTAGAAGAAATAACATTTAGTAAACGTCCTTGGGATAGTTTCACAGACGAAGATAAAGAGACATTTAATGTCTATATGATTCATCGTTTTGTAAGTATGGATTCTACTTATATTGAAGTAGTTAATATGATCCAACGTTATCCTAATGCTTCTCGTAGACATGTTTATAATTTCTATTGTGATGTGTTACCTAAAAAGAAAGCGTTTTTTAGATATATTAAATCTAAAAATAAATGGGACAATGAGATATTAAGTAAAGTAGCTGATTACTATAAAATTAGTATTAGAGAAGCTAAAGACTGTACATCAGTTTTAACAGATGAGAATTTAAATAAAATACTTAACTTAGGACAGTCAAGTACAAATAAAAAAAGGAGAAATAAAAAATGATTACATTTACATTAGGTGTTTCAGCTGCTATAGTGGTTGGGATGCTTGTTTGGTTTGCGATTGATACTATTAAATCATCAAAGCGAATCAAGCAATTAGAAAAACAGAATGAACAAGTATGGTTAGAAATTCAACATCGTTGTGATTCAATTGAACGTACATTAGATGAGATGATTCGAAGTGTGAACAATAGAGTAGATGAGAACTACAAATACACTGACTCACGATTTGATAAATTTGCTAATGTGATTGAACGTGACTACGTTTCAAAAATAGATAAAACAAGTAATACAATTAGTTACAATAATTAATAATTAAATCACTTGGCTGTCCCAATTAAGTCATTTAAATTTATTATATGGGTTATATATCAGATTCAAAATCATATCGCGAATACATGATGATAATGGAACGCGAACAAGAAATGTTAACATTTAAAAATCGTATGCAACATACTAAAGACAACATCACTAATCAAGTAATTGAAGATTTAAAAGCTAGAGCTGAACGTGGTTATAAAAAATATAACACAACATTAGGTGAAAATAATAAGGACAATTATATGAATCACTTATATGAAGAACTATTAGACGCGGCTCAATATATTAAGAAAGAACAATCAATCATTCCTGATATACAGAAATTAATTGAACAATATCCTAACAACATGGAACTGGGGAACAAGATAAGAGAGATATATGGCAAAAAGTAAACTAACAGAAATTGAACTTAAAATAAAAACTCATCAGCTTAAAGAAGTTGATTATAGATACCAATCAACAGTATCATACTCTCAATATTCAATATGGCGTAGATGCCCTCATCAATGGTATCTTAATTATGTTAAGAACTTAGCACCATATTCAGCTTCAATTCATACTATATTTGGAACTGCTATTCATGAGACAATGCAACATTATCTTAAAGTAATGTATGAGCAAAGTGGAGCAGCTGCTGATAGAGAAGACATCATAGGAATGTTTAATGAGCGTTTTAGAGCTGTTTATAAAGAACAATTTGAAGCATCTAAACAACATTTCTCTAACCCAGATGAAATGAGAGAGTTTTATGATGATGGTGTTAATATACTTGAGTGGTTTAAAAAACATCGTTCTCAATTTTTCACCACACGTAATGTAGTATTATTAGGTATTGAAATGCCTTTAATGGTTGGTTTAACTAAAAATTTATTCCTTAAAGGTTATATTGACTTTGTATTATATGATAAGGATTTAGATAAAGTTTATATCTATGATATTAAAACATCCAGATCAGGATGGAATGATAAAGCTAAGAAAGATGAAATTAAATTAGCTCAAATATTGTTATATAAAGAATACTTTGCTAAACAATATAATATTGATGTTGATAAAATTGAAGTTGAATTCTTTATATTAAAAAGAAAAATATGGGATAGTGATGAATTTGTTATTCCTTATATTACAGAATTTAAACCAGCTAGTGGTAAAATTAAACGTAAACAAGCAGCTGAGAAATTTAATATGTTTCTAACTGAATGTTTTGATAATGAAGGTAAAACTATAGATAAAGTATATTCTAAAATAGTAAGTAAAGATAGTTGTACTTACTGTCCATTCAACAATAATAAAGAACTTTGCGATAAAAATGTCGCTTTATAATCTCCGTATATATTTATATATATAAAATATAGTATATGGGAGACAACAAATTAACAAGTGTTAAGGTTAATGAAGAATTATTTGAAGAATTTAAAGTGTTATGTGTTAGAACAAAATTTTCACTTCAAAAATTAGTCGATAGAAGTATTCATTTATACTTAACTGAAGATGATTATAGAAAAAAACTTCATAATCATACCAATTTAAATTTAACAGGCAGCAAACAATCTTAAAATTTAGTTTAAAACGTTATGAAAGAAGGTTACATTCCGCAAGCGCAGAGAAAAAAAGTCTTATTGCTATGTGATGACATTCGTATGACGAGTGGTATATCAACAATGGCTAGAGAAATTGTATTAGGCACAGCTCATCATTTTAATTGGGCTAATATTGGTGGTGCTATTAACCATCCAGATCAAGGTAAGCGTTTTGATTTAAATGCTGACACTAATAAACATGCTGGTATTGATGATGCCAATGTTATTTTATATCCAATAAGTGGGTATGGTTCTCCAGAAATGGTAAGGCAAATGTTAGACTTTGAAAAGCCTGATGTGTTAATGATATTTACAGATCCTAGGTATTGGATTTGGTTATTTCAGATTGAAAATGAAATTAGAAGAAAAATACCTATGGTTTATCTTAACATTTGGGATGACTATCCAGCTCCAATGTATAATGAAGCATATTATGAGTCATGTGATGGTTTAATGTCTATATCAAAACAAACATTTAATATAAACAAATTAGTATTAGGTGATAAAGCTAAAGATAAAGTATTAAGTTATGTACCACATGGTATTAATGAAAAAATGTTCTTCCCAGTTGATGATAAAGATAAATTAGATAGTATTAAGAAAAAATTATTTGGGGATAAACAATATGATTTTATTATGATGTTTAATTCTAGAAATATTAGACGTAAACAAGTACCTGATACTATGTCTGCGTTTAAATTATTTTTAGATAAATTACCTAAAGACAAAGCAGATAAATGTGCTTTAATATTACACACACAACCAGTAGATGAGCATGGAACTGATTTATATGCTGTACGTGATATGTTATTTACAGAAGAACAATGCTCACAAATATATTTCTCAGACTTAAGAATACCAACTCAAGATCTTAATTTAATGTATAACATCTCAGATGTCGCTATATTATTAAGTTCAAATGAAGGGTGGGGATTAAGTTTAACTGAAGCTATGATGTGTGGTAAACCAATTATAGCAAATGTTACAGGTGGTATGCAAGATCAAATGCGTTTTGTAGATGAGAATGGTAAGTGGATTAATTTTGATGTTGATTTTTGCTCTAACCATTTTGGTAAGTATAAACAATGTGGTGAATGGGCTATACCAGTATTTCCAAGTAACATAAGTATTCAAGGTTCAGTCCCAACACCTTATATCTATGATGATAGAGCTGATTTTAGAGATGCTGCTGATGCTATTATGAAGATATATGAAATGGGAGATGAAGAGCGTAAGCGTAGAGGAAAGTTAGCTCGTGAGTGGGTTACATCAGATGAATCTATGATGTCAGCTGAAAATATGAGTAAAAATGTTATAAAGCATATTGATGAAGTTTTGGCTAACTGGAAACCAAGACATAAATTTGAGTTAATTAAAACAGAATCACTTAAGAGAAAACATATTCGTCACAAATTAGTTTATTAACAGTTATGAAACCATTAGTAGTTATAAGTTGCCCTATTGAAACAATGTCAGGGTATGGTGCTAGAGCTAGAGATGTAGTTAAAGCACTTTTGAAATATGACAAATATGATATTAAAGTTATATCACAACGTTGGGGTAGTACAGCTTGGAATGCTTTAGATCCTAATAAAGCTGAAGATAAACAGTTATTAGATTTAGTTTGGCGCCAACCTCAATTACCAAGACAACCTGATGTTTGGATTCAAATCACAGTACCAAATGAATTTCAGTCAGTAGGTAAATTTAATATTGGTATAACAGCGGGTATTGAAACTACAGTTTGTGATCCAAGTTGGATTGAAGGTGTTAATAGGATGAATTTAACATTAGTATCATCTAATCACGCTAAACAAGTATTTCAACAATCATCTTTTGAGAAAAGAAATAAACAAACTAACACTGTTGAAGGTATTATTAAGTTAGAAAGACCAGTTGAAGTATTATTTGAAGGTGTTGATTTAACTAAATACAATTTTGTACCTGATGATTTATTAGAAGGTGAGTTAGTTGAATCATTAGATGATATTAATGAGGATTTTTGTTTTCTATTTGTTGGTCACTGGTTACAAGGTGATTTAGGTGAAGATAGAAAGAATATTAGTTATATGATTAAAGCATTCTTAGAAACATTTAAGAATAAAAAAGGTATTAAACCAGCTTTAATTTTAAAAACATCTCAAGTAACTAATTCTATTATGGATAGAGATGAGGTGTTAAAGAAAATAGATGCTATTAAACAAACAGTTAAAGGTGATTTACCAAATGTTTATTTACTACATGGTGATTTAGAAGATAAAGATATAAATGATTTATATAACCATGGTAAAGTAAAAGCAATGGTTTCATTAACTAAAGGTGAAGGATTTGGTAGACCATTACTTGAATTTAGTTTGTCTAAAAAACCTATTATAGCTAGTAACTGGAGTGGACATTTAGATTTCTTACATCCAGATTATAATACTTTAGTTGGGGGTAATTTAACTCCAGTTCATAAGTCAGCTCAATCTAAAAATATGATATTAGCTGATTCAAAATGGTTTACTCCTAATGATGGAGAAGTAGCTGACGCGTTTAAATCAGTTTATAATGACTATGATAAGCATTTAGAAAAAGCTAAACGTCAAGCCCATTATGCTAAAACAAATTATTCATTTGATAAAATGGCTGAGATATTAGATAGTATTTTTGAAAATAAAATACCTAAACAAGTAGAATTAAAATTACCTACATTAAAAAAGGTAGGTGCTACAACTGAAATGCCTAAACTTAATTTACCTAAACTTAAAAAGATAGATTAATGACTAGTAAAGAGTTTATTATATGGTTAAAAGGTTTTATAGCTGGATCTAATAATTATAATTTAACTCCATCAGGATGGGAAGCATTAAAAAATAATTTAGAAAAAGTAAATGATTATAAAGTCTCACCTTGTGTTGGACATGAAATAGCTAGTTGGGAAGAAGAAGAATTAGCTAAACGAATGGATATTATAGGACAAAACGGTAATGAAGGATTACACTATAATATTGATTCAGAATATGAAAACAAAAAAATATATTAATATGGAAGATAAATTAGTAATATGTTCATATTGCGGATCGGACGCTTGTTATGAACACAAACAACAAGGTATAGCTATATTAAGTTGTTTAAGTTGTGGTTTCACAACTAACGAGTTAATGACTGAAGGTAGTCAGTTAGTTACTGAGACAGAAGAAGTAATGCCTGAGCTATATAAGGATATTAGATTTGTAGATGATCAAAAACGAGTTTGGTATCCAACAGTTATTAATATTCAAGATAAAGGTACTGTGTTTGTAAATGGTACTGATAAAGATAATTGGGGATGGGCAGGTATTAAAGCTGTAGAAACAACAGATGAAGAAAAAGAAAAATTTAAAGGCGCTACTCATAAATCAGATCCTAAAACATTAAAAACATTTGACAAGAAATCATTTGATGAGGCTTGTCACTATATTGGATTAATTTAAAATTTAAGTTATGGCTAATATTAGTTTTGCTATTACCGCTCATAATGAGCATATTGAGTTAGAACGTTTATTAAGACAACTAGCTAAAAATATTAAGAAAGGAGATGAAATAGTAGTACAATTAGATACAACCGCTACTCCTGAAGTGAAGGAAGTAGTAAATAATTTTTCTACTATAAAACAAATTAGTTTCGCTTTAAATAGTAATTTTGCTTCATTTAAAAATAATCTTAAATTAGACTGTACTAAAGAATGGATATTTTTTATAGATGCAGATGAGTATTTAAGTGATGACTTAATGAGTAACATACATGAAATACTTGAAGCTAATAAAGGTATAGTAGATGTTATATCAGTACCTAGAATTAACACTGTAGATAATTTAACTAGAGAACATATTGATAAATGGAGATGGTTTGTAGACGATAATGGTTATGTTAACTATCCAGACTATCAAACTCGTATATGTGCTAATAAATCTCATATTCTTTGGATAAATAAAGTACATGAGCGTTTATCAGGTTGGAAAACAATAGCTAATCTACCTTATGGATATGATTTAATACATCCAAAAACAATTGAAAGACAAGAAAAACAGAATAAATTTTATAATACATTATAATGGATTTACGTAAATATAATTTAACAAAGGAACAAAAAGAATATTTTATAAAACATACAGCTGGTTATCAACCTATTATAATAGATGATACTTGTCAAGTTGTAGGTAGAGGAGCTTGGCCTCCTCCAACCTCAGAATATGAATGGTTCTATACTCAAAAAGCTAAATCTAATGCTACTCAGATAAAACATTGGGGTGAAGGTCATCACATGGTTGTAGACCGTAACATTGTTGAGGGTAAAGTTTGGAATTTAATGACAACACATAATGATACTTTACGTACTATGTTTAATGACTTTATTAACTCAGCTATTAATTTAACACCAGACCCGAATACTGTTTTAGAAATAGGATGTAATGATGGAGCTTTATTATTAAGTGCCTTAGAAGCAGGATGTAAATATGCTATAGGATATGATTTAGAATCTCAACATTCTAAAATATTTGAATTATTATCAACAATTACAAATAATAAAATTGAATTTCATAATCAAAGTTATAACTCATTAGCTCATACTTTACCAAATTGTAAATCAGCAGATTTAGTTATAGCAAATGCTGTAATGTGTCATTTGAGTGACCCACTTCATTTCATTAAATTTTTATCTACTATAACAAACAAAACATTATTAATATCATGTGGTGTGCATGTAGGACAAAAAGGAGAAATGACTATTAATTTTCATGGTGCTCCAAAACGCTATGGTGGAACTGAATTTCCAGATGTGTTTACTCACCACACAACTATATCTAAAGATTTATTCTTTTATTCTTTAAAAGAATGTGGTTTTAAAGATATATATGAAATTGGACATAGAGATGGTTACCCAAGTCAACAATGGTATTATGGACAAAATAATATGGGTTTTATAGCTGTTAAATAAAATAAAATGGAAAAATTTAAAGTAGGAGTTATTGGAAATGGTTTTGTAGGTGAGTCTCAAGCATATGCTTTCTCACCTGTGGCTGATGTTAAAATATTTGATGTTAATCCTGTTAAAGCAACTCATACATTGCTTGAAGTATTATCTCAAGATTTTATATTTGTAGCGTTACCAACACCAATGAAAGAAAATGGTGAACAAGATATTTCATATATTGAGAATTTCTTTAGTAACATTGGTTTATATAATACAGACGCTGTATTTATTTTAAAATCAACTGTACTACCAGGTACAACAAAGCAATTAATTGATAAACATAAGTTTAATATAGTGTTTTGTCCTGAGTTTTTAACTGAGAAAACAGCTAAATTAGATATGTTAACTCAATCTAGAATAGTAATAGGAGGAAATGCTCAACATACAGAAAAAGTATTAGAGTTATTTAAAGCTCGTTTTGGTCAAAAACACTATGTGTTAACTGATAGTACAACAGCTGAATTTATTAAGTATATGGCTAATACATTCTTAGCTGTTAAGGTATCTGTTGTGAATGAATTCTATAGAATGTCAGAAGCATTAGGTGCTGATTGGGATAAAGCATTAGAAGGATTTGTGTCTGATCCTCGTATTGGTAATTCACATACTCAGGTTCCAGGACATGATGGTAAATTAGGATTTGGAGGAACATGTTTTCCTAAAGACATTAATGCCTTAATTACAATGGGTAAAGAGTTAGGTGTTGATATGAATACACTTGAAGCGGCTTGGAAAACAAATCTAGAAGTTAGACCAGAACAAGATTGGAAATATTTAGTTGGTAGGGCAATTACCCCTACACCAACACCACATCAAAAATAGAATAAATGAAAAATGTTTTGTTTTTCACCTCACTTAAAGCTAATGATCCTAATCTAGATGCTTATAAGGAATGGTCATTATTAACTTGGCGTCATTATGCTAAGAAACATAATTTAGAGTTGTTCATATTAGAGGAACCTCTTATTGATACTGAATTAATGAGACCAACTTGGCAACGTTGGTATGTTTATGACTTATTAGAAGCAAGTGGTATTACAGATGTTGGTCGTATAGCAATGATTGATATTGATACTATGGTTAGATGGGATGCACCTAATATATTTGATGTAGCAGGTGACTATTATGCTGGTGTGATTGATGATTTAAGTATAGAATGGATTTGGAATAGTATTCAAGGCTATAAACACTTCTTTCCAGATGTTAAGCTAGATTGGTATAATTATATCAACAATGGTATTCTAGTTTTACCTAGCGATGGTAAAGCGTTTTGTGACACAGTAAAAGCGTTCTATGATAAAAATCAAGATGAATTAAGAGATTTACAACACCGTACTTTAAAGAAAGGTACTGACCAAACACCTATTAATTATTTAGCTAGACAGCATTTTGGAGATAATATTAAAACATTACCTAAAACATTTAATATGACTCACATGTATAAAACAGATGCTTTTATAGATGGTATATTCATTAAATGTAGTTACATTTGGCACTACAATGGAATACCTAGAGAACAAAGAAATGGATTAATGAAACAAACTTGGGATTTGATAAAACAAAATTATGATATCATTTAATAGTATACCTGATAAAACTGAATATAAAGACACTACTAGTCTTAAATTTAAACAAGATGTGATTGAGTTTTTTAAAGATAAAAACTTAGATACTTGTTTAGAAATAGGTACTAATCATGGTTGGACAACTAGAATATTAAGTGACCTATTTAAAAATGTTTATACAGTTGATCATAAACTTAGCAACACTGATAAAGCTAAAACTAATAACACTGATAAAACTAATATAACATTTGTAACAGCGGATGCTTATAATCCATCTACTTATTTAAGTATGCCTAAAATGGATGTTGTGTTTATTGATTGTATGCACACTTATGATGGTGTTATAAAGGATATTAATACATCTTTATCTTTAATGAATGAAGAAAAAGGTATATATTTTATTTTTGATGACCATGGTCATCCTATATCAACAGGTGTTAAACAAGCTATATTAAAAGCAATCAGTGAAGGACTAAAAGTAGAAACTTATATTGGACAACCAGCTGGTTATTCATATGACGCAACAACAACATTAATTGATCATGAAGGTGTAATATTAAGTTATGGAAAGTAAAATAGCTATAGGTTGCTTAGTTCAATGGTATGAGGCTGATATAGTAGGAGAATATTTTAACACACTATACTCAGCTATAAAAAATTATGAGGGTGAAGTTATAGTTGACATTTTAGTATCAACAAATGAAGATTTAGAAAAATGTATTGATGTTGAAACTAAAAATCAATGTATTGAAACAATTAAATCAACAGCTAAAGGATTTCCATTAACTATAAGTAATAAATTAGTCACTATAGCTGATTATAGAAGAGAATTTAATAAAAAATATTGTAATGAAGCAGATATATTAGTTTGGGGTGAGACAGATATGTTAGTACCTAAACAAATGTTTCAAGCAATAAATAATCTTCACATATCAGTACCTGATAAGAAATACTTAGCTACATTTGCTATTTGTAAAATGTGGGATACATCTTGGGAACC